CCCATAGCAAAGTTCGCGTTATGATCCGCGAACAGATGCTTCTCGAGAACGCCACGAACCCCTTGCTGCATATACTGCATGCAAGTAGGTTCAACGGCAATAATTCGAGGTGTCTTCTGCGTTTTAGGCACTGTGATAACCTTAACTGGTATCTCAGCACCGGGGTCCGCAACCTGGCCATCATCTAGAACATCTAGATAATTCAGATAGCTGTTAAAGGCCCACCTTCCATAAGGAAAGACAGCCTCCAGCCTATCTGGCCAGGCGGACTGTTGCCACTTCGCGTTTCCGCGAAGGCCATCGGCAACAGATCCGGGGCCATGGGTAGGACGGAGATTCCCATTTCTAATATCGAGCTCAGCTCGATGAAGTGGGCCTCCGTACAACCACATGAATGCCATCTTTACCTGCTTCATACGATCTTTGTCGTAGTCGGCAGTTGAGATGGCAACCCTTGCGTCATTCTCGATATACCTCTCTAGAGCAGCGAGACTCCTTTTGGGAGTGGCCTGTTCAAAGAGCTTTCCTAGCATGCCAGTTATCTGGCAAATGCATCGGATAGCAACGGCAGCTTGCCTGCCACCGTCAGGTGTATCGAGCAATCGACCACTATCGGGATCGAAGACTAGACCCAGAAAATCACCCAAGAAAATTGGGAGTTTTCTCTCTTTAAGCCTTTTGAAGGGCTCAAAGAGGTCCGGGGTCACCTCTCCTCTATCAAGGGCCGTATAAAGGTCCTTAGTAAAGGTAGGTAAGGTGATAGTTAGAAACTCTTCACCTTCCGCTTCGACCCGGCTCACGATGGTCTTACCATCGTGAGTGGTGTCTATGCCGCATTGTGTCCCAGATTCCTCTAGGACACGGAGCAGGAGTTGTAACAGGCTATTCATAATTCCCTTTCATGGGTAATTATCCAGTCTGTAACAGCTCTCCATCTCCTCTTTAGTGTTTACCCCGACGGTACCTCCCTCGATGGGAAGAACCGTGCAGGGTAACACCTATCGCAAACAAAGCGATAGCCGTCATCAGACCCAGAAAGAGACTGGCATTAAGCCAGAACTCGAAAAGGGTCAAGACTCGCCACCGAGAAGTTTGACCACGTTAGCATTACTACTAGCCGTAAGGTTAGTAATAAGGCCCGTGACCAATGTCGTCAACTCAGCTACCGAAAAGCCCTGAATGGGCTGATCGATAGTGAGCCGGACAGTAGCTCCAACAAGGACGCTATTGCCCGAGATCGTAGGATCTGACGCATACTTCTTGAGGGCAACCGAGGCGGAGCGACGGATACGTTTACCATAAATATGGTTCACATCCATCGTAAGGGTACCATCGTTGCTCTTGAATGAGCCCGATGCGGCACCCTGACCAGTTCGCGGAAGCGAAGTGACTCCAGAACCCGGGTTGACGGACTGAGGATCGGAAAAAGCCATTACAATACTCCTTTTAATGTCATTGCATTTTACAATGACAACTAGTGTTTAGTTGTTATTAAATTGTATTTGACACCAGGAGTTACTCCCCTGGCGGGAAAATGTCATATCCGGTAACAAACCCGGACACAAGGGGTGATCAACCCCACCACATTTTCCTGTCACCCTTGGTTAAGCCAAGGGCGGCGAGTATGGCCCACTGCTGCGTTGTAAACGAGTCAGTGTTTAAGCCAAACCCATAGGGTGTCGACCTAACCCGTTGTTTCTCCTCAAGCTTAGCTTGAAAAGTAACGGGACCCGGATGGAACTTTGTAAAGTTCACACCCGAGTGGTCAGCGTTAAGGGTACGCGTCGTATGACGCATAAAGTACCCGTAACGCAAGACAAGGTTATCCGATCCGAGAGCGGTATTGATGGCTATAATGTCACCAATATTCGCGAACCAATCGGCCAACCAGCTCCAGGGCGCAAGATTCCAGAGCACCTCGGGGGTCAGCT